AAAGTATTTGGTAGAGGTGGTAGATTTGGTAAAGCAACAGATGAATTAGCAAATACATTAGGTGGAACTTTATCAATGATTGGAGATAAAATATTCTCTTTCAAAAAGACATTATTAGATGCTGGTTTCTTTCAAGAACTTAAAAACCAATTTGGAAGTTTAGATAAATCACTTGCACAAAATTCACAACAAATAGACAGAATAGCAATAGGTTTTGGAACAGTATTAGCAAAAGCCGTTCAAGGTATAGCTGGATTCTTTAAAATATTAAAAGATAATATTGATTTAGTTATAACAGCTTTAAAACTTCTTATAGCAGTTAAAATAGTTTTCTTTATGGTTTCTTTAGGTAAAGCAATAATGGTAGTTCTTGCTGGTTTAAGAGGTATTGCGGCAGTTTCAGGTGTTGGAATACCATTACTTGCTGGTTCAGTAGCCGCAGTAGCTTTAACTTTTGAACAATTAAACAAAGAAATAGAGAAAGTTACTGAATCAATGACAGAGGCAATAGATAAGAATATTGAGTTTCAAGAATTAGTTAGTGGTGCAGATGCTAATGATGGATTTGTAGATGCGTTTGAAAAAGGTTCTAAAGCACTTCAAAAAATTGAACATGATATGGCAATAAAAATACCTGATGCAACACAACAAGCAATAAATAAATTTGAACAATTAAATGATGAAGCATTAAGTAATTTACAAAATAAAATGTCATTTATAAAAGAAACAATAGCAGAGGGATTAAATTCAGGAATAACTAAATTTTCAAATGCTTTATCAAGAGCAATTATATTAGGAGAAGATTTAGAAAAATCATTTAAAAGATTAGTTCAAGATATTTTAATACAAACTCTTTCAGTTTTAATTGAGATAGGAATAAGATTAGCAATACAAAAGTTATTTGGAATTGATTTAGAAAAACAAGATGTAAAACAATTAAATGTTATGAAAAAGAAAACATCAGAATTAAAAAAACAAGTTGCATTACAAGCCTTATTACTTGCTATGGGTGGCGGTGGCGGTGGTGGCGGTAATGGTGGTCTATCTAAATTCTTTGCAAGTGGTGGTGCTGTATCAAAAAATCAACCCGTTGTCGTAGGCGAGAATGGTGCAGAATTATTTATACCTAACCAAACAGGACAAATTACACAATCAGCTAGAGGAACAGGTGGCGGTTCAGTAAATGTTAATTTTTCAATAACAACTTTAGATTCAACAGGATTTCAAGATATGTTAGTTCAAAACAGAGGAACAATATCAAATTTAATTAATCAAGCAGTTAATGAGAGAGGTGGAAATAATTTAGTATAATGAGTGGTGCTTTTCCTATATCAAGTGCAAAATTCTCAACTATGGGAATTAAGTCTATACAAAATACAATTATCTCTAAATCAGATAGTGGTAAAAAATTAGCACGTCAAGTAGATGGTCAAAGATTTGCATTCTCAGTTCAAATTATAACAGGAACTAGATCAAGTGTTTATGGAGAACTAATGGCTTTTATTATTAAGCAGAGATCAGGAAAAGAAAACTTTACAATTATTCCACCTGAAATAGAAGATGCTAGAGGTAATGAGACAGGCACAGTTTTAGTCAATGGTGTTCACGCTGTTGGAGATACAACGATTGCAATGGACGGATTCGCTAGCGATAGTGCGGGCAGATTTAAGACGGGAGACTTTATTAAATTTGCTTCGCACAGTAAAGTATATATGGTTGTTGCAGATGTAACTTCAAGTTCTAATGCGGCTACTGTAACTATTGAACCACCACTTACAACAGCATTAACAGATGATTCAGTTGTAACTTACGATAATGTTCCGTTCACAGTTTATCTTACTTCTGATATACAAGAGTTCGGAGCTGTTGGTTCAGACAATAATGGTGCAGTTTATTATGAATATCAATTTGATGTAGAGGAAGCTTTATAATGAAATACTTGGTTAAGCATTGGATAAATGTTGATATGATTGCAGAAGAAGTTATTGATGGTAAAGATGTAGATTTAAAAACAAATAATATAGGTAAGCACGAAGAACCATCAGAAAATGCAAACTATGTTGTTTCAGATAATATAAAAGTAAAAAGGAGAACAATAGAAGAATATGACAAGAAGTCTGACGACAGCAATAAAGAACGCACTAGCGACTAATGACATTAGACCCGTTCATCTTATCACAATCGGTTTTACTAGCCCTGTTAATATTACTGATTGTTCTTTCCCTTTAACAAGTTCTGTTTCAGGTTCTAGTGTAACTTATACTGCGTCTGATTTCATAATGGGTATTTCTAATTTTACAGAAGAAACAGATGTAACTAAAACATCATTAACACTATCTTTATCAGGTGCAGATCAAACATTTATCTCAACAGTATTAAATGAAAATGTGGTTAATGATAGTGTTGATATTTTTAGAGGTTTGTTAAATAGTTCTAATGCTTTAGTAGCTGACCCATTTTTATTATATTCAGGAACAATAGATTCTTTTACAGTTTCAGAAAATAAAAATTCAAGCAATGTTAATTTACAGATTGTTTCTCATTGGGCAGACTTTGATAAAACAAATGGTCGAAAAACAAATAATACATCACAGCAAAGATTTTTTAGTGCAGATGTGGGTATGGATTTTTCGTCAGAAACAGTACAAGATATTAAATGGGGTAGACCATAATGCAAGATATAATAAGTCTTTTTAGAAAATTTAACAGTTACTCAACATATTCAGATTATGAATTATCTAATTATTTATCTCCTAGTATAAAACTAAATCAATATAAAAAACATTATAATGAAAACAATTTAGTTGGTTTTACTAATTGGGCTTTATTATCTGATAAAGCTGAAAATAAAATATTATCTTCACAACCTTTTAATGATGAAGATTGGAATAGTGGAAACAATCTATGGCATATAGAAACTGTATCTTTAACAAATATAAAAAAAATAATATCTTGGACTAAAAACAATCTAGCAAGTAAATATGGTGTTAATAGACTTGTTAAATGGATAAGAGTTAATAATAATAAAATTAGAACAATTAAAAAAGTTTATTCAAAGGATAGTTGGTTATGGGCGGAATAGTAAAAACAGTAACTAAAATATTAAAAGCACCTGTAAAAATTCTTTCTAAAGCTTTATCTTGGTTAAAACCAAAACCACCTGAAATACCTGACTTTGGAACTACTGATTTTGACGATTATGAGACGGGTGTATTATTAAACAAACAATCTAATGACGCAAATATTCCTGTAATTTATGGAACAAGATTAGTAGGTGGAACTAGAGTTTTTATGGAAACTTCAGGAACAGACAATACCTATTTGTATATGTCTATTGTTCTTGGAGAGGGAGAGATAAACGACATAACAGAAATTAGAATTGATGATAAAGCTGTAACTTGGGCAAGTGATTTAGCTGACAATACAGCAGTTGAAGTAGTAAGTGGAGATAGTAATTTTTTTAAAGATTCAACAAGTTTAATTAGAGTAGAACCTCATTTTGGGTCTGATAGTCAAACTGCATCAACATTATTATCTACATTATCATCATGGGGAAGCAACCATAGACTTAGAGGAATTGCTTATTTAGCTTTACGTTTTAAATGGAATCAAGATGCTTTTAGTTCTATTCCTAAAGTTCAAGCAGTAGTACAAGGTAAAAAAGTTGTAACTTTAGCGGCTAATCTATCAGAACAGACAGCAAGTTTTTCAAGTAATCCAGCATTTTGTTTATTAGATTATTTAAGAAATGAAAGATACGGAAAAGGTATAGCAACAACAGATATTGATTTACAAAGTTTTTATGATGCTTCACAAGTTTGTGTTACGCAAGTTACTCCCTATTCAGGTGGGTCAGATATAAATATATTTGATTGTAATGCTGTAATAGACACATCAAAAAAAATAATAGAAAACGTAAGAATATTTTTAACAGGTTGCCGTGGTTATCTTCCTTATACAGGTGGAAAATACAAATTAATTATTGAAACAACAGGTTCTGCATCAATAACATTAACAGAAGATGATATTATAGGTGGTTTTGATCTTAATAGTGAGAATAAAAATGACAAGTTTAATAGAGTTATTTGTAGCTTTGTTAATCCTGATAGAAATTACCAAGTAGATGAAGTTCAGTTTCCGCCAATAGATGATTCAGGTTTAGCAAGTGCAGATCAACACGCAACTATGAAAACAGCAGATGGTGGTTTTTTATTAGAGGGTAGATTTGATTTTCAAACTTTAACATCACCATATCAAGCAGAAGAAATGGCAGAGATCATTTTAAGAAGATCAAGGGAGTCATTAAAGTTAAGTGTCAATGTAAGTGGAGATGGATACGATTTAGCGATAGGAGACATAGTAAATATAACTCACGCATCATTAGGTTTTTCTGCCAAACCATTTAGAGTTTTAGCAATGAGT